CACTGTGTTGTCCGTCTACCGTGTCATCGGCTGTACTCCGAATCTGAAACTAGAGACCATTACTGGTCCCTTCTCCGGTTCGAGTGCCACCCTCCTGTCATGGGAGGTGAGTCAAGCCGTTGGCTGGTTGCCTCGGGCGTTAACCATCGGTAAAGCAGTCTGGACACATGTGTCCGAGTCTGCTGGTCCGAATGGTAAGAAGTCATCCTGGACCTCGGGTCTCGATGCCTTGGCTTTCCTTCGTGATCCATTTACATGGTATCACTGGGTAGCCGTGAGCATCGGGACACGAAGTTGGGACATCTTGACCTGGTTGTTATTGACCATGTTGGTGTCTCTACCCGTTGTTCCGATTCTGTTGATCATGGGGAAATTGCCTAAGCGTCTCGGACGCCTGGTTACACTTTATGAGGCAAGGGGGAAAGTTCGAGTTGTCGCGATTACAGACTGGTGGACTCAAGTTCTCTTGAAGCCTCTCCACTCTGGAATCTTTGACATTCTCAGAACTATCCCTCAGGATGGGACCTTCGATCAGTTGGCCCCAATCCATCGCCTCATATCGTATATCCGGGCCTCAGGGGCGCCGGCGTTCTCCTTTGATCTGTCAGCCGCGACAGATAGACTCCCTGTAGCGTTCCAGGTACAGGTCCTGCGTGCACTTGGTGTCACGTGGGCTGACCATTGGGCCTCCCTATTAACTGGGAGACCTTGGACGCTTAATGGGAAACCTATCTACTATTCCGTGGGTCAGCCTATGGGGGCTTTGTCCTCATGGGCCATGCTTGCTCTCTCACATCACATTATTGTGCAGATTGCAGCTTGTCGCGTAGGCCATACCGAGTGGTTCTGTCACTACGCACTTCTCGGTGATGACATTGTCATCGCCGATGAGTCAGTGGCACGAGCGTACCTGTCCATTATGGAATCTCTGGGCGTTCCTATTAACATGTCGAAATCTTTCGAAATGTTATCGGGAGGCCTCGAATTCGCTAAGCGATGGGTGACTCCAAACATGGGTGATATTTCTCCTATGTCTGGTGGACTTGTGTTAGCTTGCATTCGAAATCCGCGGATGGTAGGTTCCCTCTTCCTAGATTCTCTAGGTAGAGGGTACGTCTTTTCTACGCGCGTTGTTTCAGATCTAGATCACTTTCTACGTATAATCCGCCCACCCAAGTGGATGGATAAATACTCGAAAGCGATCTTTTCAATGGTGTTCGGACCATCAGGTGGAGTGTGGGAAACTGCCAGTGGGCCTTATTTCAAGGCTGTCTGGATCAGATCATTCCCCCACCTCGTGGTTAATAAGCTCGGTAAGCTAATTGATATTCTATATCAATTGCATGCCGATAGCCAGAAACCTCCCTTGTCAGAGGAGGATTCCATGGCCACACTTGTCTTCAATTTTTGGAG